AACCAACGAATCTTCCATCATACGAAGCTGATTCACTGGCTTTAGTGCTTTATGAAGATAACCTAATACCTTCTTACGGGATGGATCCAACAGACCAGAAGGAATGTATGTAACCGCATCCTTAGAAATCTTTAGCCCTTGGTTGGACTTATCAAGAGGTTCGTTTTGATAGATGTAGTATTCCTTAACATCCTTTACGATCTTAATACCAGTCTTCTTATCGGTATCGTGTTCGACCTCTTTTACCTTACGAATCTTAGTAGCGTCAATAGGTCTTACTTCTATTAGCCCACGCTTTGGATCCGCGTTATCGATAATCTTGTGATAGTATAGTTTGGAATCAACGTACCATCTTCTAAAAATCTCATGACCGTACCAACTAAAGTTTAAGAGATTGACCACAGTCTCAAACTCTTCAAGCATTAGCTTTTTGATTTTTGCTGGTTGATCCAAATCATCAAGGATAAGTTTAACCGGAACACCGTCAGTGTCCGATACCACTGCTTCGTTAATGATGTCTTCGATCGCAGCATCGCATTCTGGTTGGAACGATGCATCACGATACTTCATGATTAGTTCTTTTTCGGTTTTGGCTGAAGATGCATCCATGTCTAGGTAGGAACCGAAGTATCCTCCAGCATTGATTACCTGACCAAGGCCGTCATCAGTCTCAGGTGGAACAAACGAAACTTTTTTCTTTTCGTCGGTTTCTTCCTGTCCTTTACGTTTTATTTCAAATCCAAATAGTTCAGCCATCTTTCACCTCTGTGTAGTAACACGGGGAGGATAGACCCTCCCCGCTATACTATTTATCGCTTAAGTTGTAGTGCCGGATTCCCAGTACTGAACTTGAAGCTCAACCGTGAATTCCTCGATTGCGTTTTCGTTATCGTATGATAGATCGATAGCCGAAACGTTTGTCGGGAATGTTCCACGGAAATCATAACGTTTAGTCACAACACCTGATTTGTCCAACTGCTCAACGATCATATCTGCTTGATAATCCGCTGGGTTAGTTAGACCAGTGTTGTTCTGATGTTGGTTAATACCATTCATCCAACGCTCAAATGCATTGCGCACTTCCATGTTTACGTCGTTGATGATAGTGATATTCCAAGGTTCAAACGTACGATCACCTGCAAATTGTACCTGACGACCACGGAATGGTACCGTGATAGGTGCAATGATTGATGCAGGTAACTGAGCAGCCTTACACATGAAGGATGTCAGCTCGACGTTGCCAGCCGCGTAACTAGGAAAGTTAACAGTGGCCTTGAAAAGGTTGGAACGTGCACCGCCACCTACGAGCTTTGACTTAAAGTCATCTACTCCTAAAATTGCCATCTCTTACTCTCCTTATTGTCCAACGACCTCGCTGAACTCTACACCAGTACGAGTGGCGATAAAGTTTAGCGTGATAAAGTTGATAGAACGAGCAGGCTTGACGAAGATATCTGCAACGAAGCGGTTGGAATCAATTACCTCACCAGTGTTATTTGTTTCGTCACAAACAACAGCGAAGTCCGTGATACCACGACGACCTTGAATATCCCTCAGGAACGGCTCGACCAAATTCCTGAATTGAGCTCTTGTGAACTCATCGTTAAACTCAAACAACTGAAACTTAGCAGCGGTTGAGATTGCCTTCTCCATAGTAATAAACAGTCTGCGAACGTTAATACGATCGAATGCAGAAGGTTTACTTTGTGCAGTTTTGTCACCGTAAAGAACGATTCCTTGTCCTGGGAACGAAGCGATAGGATTCACTCGAGCCTTGTACAAAGTATCTCTTTCGGCTTGTGTTGGGTTAAACTTCAACTTAGTTACACCGCGAATTACTCCACGTGTGAAACCAGCAGGGGAGAACCATGCATCTGCGACACCATCAGTATAGGCACAAAGACCTGCAGTGTTACCTGCGTTACCGATCCAACGATATGCATCGTTGTACTTGTCGTAGACATAAATGACTCCTGAATCAAGTACACCGTAGGACGATGAATTGATAGAGTCTGCCCATGTTTTTGTTGCGGCCGCGTCCGCAGTAGCGATTGGAGGAGATACAAATGCAACACAATCTTTTCTTGCTGTTGCAACTGCGATGATAGTAT